CTCGCCAAATAACCCCCCCGGGGGCGATGCCAGCCGAGGCAACGGGGTGACGGTCAGGGTTGCGGCGAAGCTGGCCTACGGGCGCGGGCATCAGGAGTTGCGGGGCCGCTGGGTTCCGATCGTGGCTGCGGGTGGTGTCCGTTGCGCCCGCTGCGGCGACGTGATCCGCCCGACGGAGCCGTGGGATCTAGGCCACCTTGACGGCGACCGTTCGCGCTATAGCGGGCCGGAGCATCGTCGTTGTAACCGGGCGACGTCGAGTCGGCGTTGGGATCCGCCGCCGCCGGAGCCGGAGCCGGAACGGGATGGGCTGCCGGCGTCGGATGACCGGTGGGACGTGCCGTGGCTGAAGGGTTTGCGGCGGGTGCCGAAGGACGCGACGTGGCCGCGGTATATGACGGCGCCGCATCCGCGTGCTGTCGGTTCGCTGGGCCGCGACTTCGCCCGCTGGGCGGAGAAGCGAGAGGGGAAGCCGCTGCGCTGGTGGCAGCGGCTGACGGCTAGCAGGCTGCTCGAGGTTGACAGGGACGGCCGGCTGGTGTGGGAGACGCTGATCCTGTCGATGGCGCGGCAGCTCGGGAAGTCGTGGCTGATGCGGGAGCTGATCCTGTGGCGGATCCACCAGGGAGACCTGTTCGGCGAGCCGCAGCATGTCGTTCACACGGCGAAGGATCTGCTGATCGCGAAGGAGGTTCAGGGCGACGCTAGGTTGTGGGCGAAGACGCTGCCCAACCTCTACAAGGTGTCGGAGGTGAACGGGCAGGAGGCGATTAAGGTTCTCGCTGATGGGTCGCGTTGGATGATTCGGGCGAAGGAGGGCGTCTACGGGTTTACGGCGAGCGTTGCTGCTGTCGATGAGGCGTGGAAGGTGAAGCCGGAGACGGTGTCTGAGTCGATCGTGCCGGTGCTGGTGGAGCGGGAGCAGCCGCAGTTGTGGCTGATCTCGACGGCGCACCGTAAGGCGACGGTGCTGATGTTGCGCCGCCGCCGGGTCGCGCTCGAGCATTTGGAGGACGGGAATGGTGATCTGCTGATCGAGTGGTCGGCGCCACACGGTGCAGTCCTCGATGATGTGGGTGCGTGGCGGCTGGCGTCGCCGCATTGGACGCCGCAGCGGCAGCGGCATATCGGCCAGCAGCTCGAGGCGTTGCATGCCGGCATGGCCGAGCCTGACCCGGAGGAGCCCGACCCGGAGCAGTCGTTTCGGTCGCAGTGGCTGAACCAGTGGCCTCGTTCGAGGGCGACGCCGGGTAACGCGGATCCGTTGTTGCCGCCGGGTTTGTGGTTGGCGCTGACGGAGGCGGGCCTGGACAGCGACGAGCCGGTGGTTGTCGCGATCGAGGACGACTTCGGTCGCGGCGCTGGTGTCGCGGCCGCTGCTGTTCTTGCGGATGGGCGGATCGAGGTCGACGGCTGGGAGTGCGACGATTGGGATTCGGCGATCCTGGATGTGATGCAGCTGGCGTCGCAACGGCAGATCCGCGAGCTTCACGTTGGTGCGTCGATGCTTGACCGGCTCCCGTTGAGTGGGGTGCTGCCGAGGGCGCGGCCGGCGTTGTCGAAGCAGACGTCGGCGGGCCTGTCAGTTTTTCGTGATCTTGCGGCTGTTGGTGGGCTCGTCCATGACGAGACGACGGCCGAGACGGACGGGACGCGCCTCAGCTTTGATCAGGCGTTGGCGCAGACGCAGGTTCGGGAGTCGCCGTCTGGTTTGCAGATCGCTGCGGGGCCGCGGGCGCTGATCAAGGCGGTTGTGTGGGCTGTTGGGGCTGCGCACCGGCCCGCTCGTGTCTACGCCGTCGGCTAGGTGGTGTATGCACCACCAGCGGCCGGGGTGTGGCGTTCGTTGTCTGTGGTGCGTACACTGACTTTCTGTGGGCGTGTTTACGCGGGCGATTAGGCCACGTTCGGGTGATGAGATCCCGAACGGCAACGACCCGCTAACGGACGCCGCCCCGGGCACCGTCGGGCCGCCGGCGGTGAATCCGGGTGACCCGAACGGCCTCGTGCTCGAGGGGAACCCGCCGCCATCGTTGCCGCCACCCCGCATCGTTCCGTCCGCCTGGTCGGGCTGGCCGGCCGACTGGGCGACCCCCAGTTGGGGCAGCGTCACGAGCCGCCTGACGGATATTGCGTGGACGTGCGTTGACTTGAACGCCAACGTGTTCTCGATGATGGAGCCCTACCTCGTCGGTGCCGCCGAGACGTTGGACGCGCGTTGGCTCGAGAACCCCGACCCTGACCTGTACACGTCGTGGGAGGAGTTCGCGAAAACGCTGTTTTGGGACTATCAGCTCGGCGAGGCGTTCGTGCTCTGCACCGCTCGTTACGCGACGGGGTTCCCGGCCCGCTTCCATGTCGTGCCGCCCTGGGCCGTCAACGTTGAAATGGACAATGGCCGGCGGCGGTACACGATCGGCAGCATCCCGATCAGTAGCGGCCTCCCGTTCGGCGACATCCTCCATATCCGCTACAAGTCGACGGTTGATGACGCGCACGGGCACGGCCCGTTGGAGGCCGGCTGGACGAAACTGGTGGCGGCCGAAACGTTGGCGAGGTATGCGACAACGGTGGCGGCGAACGGGCTGATCCCGTCGAGCATTCTTGAGGCGCCGGATGAGATGAGTCCGGAGCAGGCGGCGACGCTCCGCGACGACTGGGTGCTGCAACGGTCAGCGAACCCCGGCTACCCGGCCGTCCTGTCGGGCGGCCTGAAGTGGACACCGACGCAGCTGAACCCGTCCGAGATGAACATCAAAGACCAGCTCGAATATTTCCAGTCGCAGATCTGCACGATGCTCGGCGTCGACCCCTATCTGTTGGCGCTGCCGAGGGGCGGCGACTCGATGACCTATGCGAACGCGTCACAATTGTTTGATGCGCATTGGCGGCTCCAGCTCCAGCCGAGGGTGAAGACGGTGACGAAAGCGTTGTCGGGGTGGCTGCTCCCCCGCGGCACCCTCGTCGAGGTGAACAAGGACGCGTACGTGCAGCCGGCACCGCTCGAGCGCGCCCAGATCGCCCAGATCCTGAACAGCATCCGCGACGACAACGGGACACCCGTTTTGACGGTCGACCAGATCAAGGAGGTGGAACGGTTGAACCTCGCAACGCAGCCGCTTGTGTCTGGGCCGGTGACGCCATGACCACCGTCCTCGCCGAACCCACGGTCGTCGAGACGCGCTCCGGCGACGGCTACCAGGTCGCCGACGTCAACTTCCCGAAACGGATCGTGACCGTCATCGCGATGCCCTACGAATCTCCTACCGAGATCATCAGCGGCGGCCGCGCGTTTACGGAAGTTGTGTCACGAGGCGCGTTCGACGGCGTTGAGAAGCGCGCCAGCAAGATCAGGGCAAACCGTGACCATTCCTGGGACAGGGTTGTCGGCAAAATCGTCGGCCTGCACCCATCCAGGCGGGAAGGGCTCGTCGCCGAAGTCAGAATGTTCACGACCGACGACGGCGAGGAAACGCTCCAACTTTGCGACCAGGGCGGCCTCGACGCGTCCGCCGGTTTCATGCTCCTGCGCCGCCCGGACGGCCGCATCCACGAGGACGCCGAGGTGTGGGAACGAAACCGCAGCGTCCGCCGCCTCAACCGGATCCTTCTCGACCATCTCGCATTTGTCGCCAACCCCGCCTATCCCGACGCGGCCGTAATCGACGTACGCCAAGCGGAAACCGAAACGATCCGTGATGTCGGGGAGACACCGAACCGGGACTGGCTCACCCTCGAAGCTTTGCGGGCACAACGCGACGAGCTGAACCGCCGCTACATGCTGTAGTCTTACCCGCAAGAACGCAGGCTCCTCAGCCACTAGAGACCAAACCGCAGGGCGGGGTGGCTGTAGCAGGGGTTAGGCGCTCGAGCAAGGGATCCCGTTGTCCCCCGTTCGCGCAACCCTTGGAAGGAGCCCACCTGATGGGTGCAACAGACCAGATGATCGCCCGCTACGTGCAGGAGATCGAGGAGCGGCAGCAGTTCATCGACGGGATCTTCACCGCCGCCGACGGCAAAGACCTGAGTGACGAGCAGCTCGAGCTTGTCCAGGACACGAAGCGGCGGATGGAAGAGGTCAACCGGAAGATCGAGCCGCTCGTCGAGATGCGCCGCATCAGCGGTGACTCGGCCACACGGATCGCCGAGATCGCGAAGTACATGAACGGCCCGGCGAAGCTGGCCGAGGTCGAGTACCGGTCGGCGGGCGAGTGGACGGTCGACTTCATCGCCGCCGCCACCGGCAGCCTCTCAGCGAAGGAACGGATCGACGTCTACACCAGGGCGGCGGCGCACCAGACGACCGCTGACAACCCGGGTCTGCTGCCGACCCAGATCCTCGGGCCGCTGATCAACTTTGTTGACCAGTCCCGCCCGTTGGTCGGGTTCTTCGGGCCGCGGCAGCTGCCGGCCGGGACGTGGTCGCGGCCGCGGATCAGCCAGCACACCCAGATCGGCGCCCAGTCGGCCGAGAAGACGGAGCTGGTTAGCCGCAAGATGATCATCGACTCGCTGCCGGTGACCGCGAAGACGCTCGGCGGCTACATCAACCTCAGCAAGCAAAACCAGGCGTGGTCGCAGCCGGCGATCATGGACATCGTCGTCAACGACCTCGCTGGCCAGTACGCGATCGAGACCGAAAACGACTTCGCGGACACGCTGATGGCCGCCGCGACCGCCGAAACGGCGTTGCCGACGGGGGCCGCCACCGCAGCCCAGGTGTCGGCCGCCCTGTGGACGGCTGTCGGCAACATCTACACCGCGACAAAGGGGATCGGACGGTTGTTCCAGGCCGTCTCCCCCGACATGCTCGGCATCCTCGGCCCCCTGTTCGCGCCGGTGAACCCGACAAATTCGCAGAGTCAGGGCTTCAACGCGTCCGACATCGGGACTGGCACCGTCGGCTCGATCTCCGGTGTGCCGGTGATCGTGTCGTCCGGTCTGAACGCCGGCTCGTGGCTGGTCGGGTCGACCGCGGCCGCCGAGGTGTACGAGGACAGGATCGGTGTCCTGTCGGTGATCGAGCCCAGCGTGCTCGGCACCCAGATCGCGTATGGCGGCTACTTCGCCGAGGTCGTCATTACCGCGACCGCCCTCCGCAAGATCGCGAAGACCCCCTGATGAACGAACCAGAGCAGCAGGAGGCGGGCGGCACGCTCTGGGACGCCCCGAACCAGCAGGTCGTCCGTGACGACGCGTCCGCACCGTGGGAGGAAGGGACAGGTGGCAGCCCGGACGAGCCCGTCGCGGAGGCGAAGCGGCCCGCCGGTGACGGCGAGACGTTCCGGCTCGACGAGATGACGAAGGACGAGCTGCTCGCCTACGCGCAACAGCTGGGTGTGAAGCCCGCGAACGCGGCGATGACGAAGGACGAGCTCCGCGCCGGCGTCGACGCGAAACTCAACGAGCCGCCGCGGCAGGACAAGGACGAGGGTGGCGTACGCTGACGTCGCCGAGCTGCAGTCGCTGCTGAGGCTCGACAGCCCAACCGCGACGCAGACGCAGGCGCTGCAGCGCGCGTTGGACGAGGCGGCGGAGGAGATCGACTGGGAGCTCGGCTACACCGCCGAAACCCCGGCGCCGACTCCTCCGCCGCCTTTGGTTGTCGGCGTCAACCTCGACCGCGCGGTCGAGCACTGGCGCCAGTCCTACTCGCCGTTCGGGGTGATCGGCGTTGGCGCCGAATCCGAACCGGTCGTCACCGCACGCAACAGCTGGTACCGGCACGCCCGCAAACTCGCCCCACTACGGCAGCATCGGGGCATCGCCTAGATGCCGAGCCTGCTCGAGATCGAGGAGGCGATCGCCGACGCGCTCCGCACCGCGATCGCCGGCGAGATCGACGGTTTGCAGGTCTATCCCTACGGGCCGCTGTCGAACCCGACGCCGCCAGCGCTCGACGTCTACCCGGGGTCGCCGTTCCAGACCGGCGCCGGCATGGGCGTCGGCAACAGCCAAGTGTGGTTCACGATCCGGGCTCGCGTGTCGACAGCCGACCAGGAGTCCGCGAACAAGCTGCTGCTGCGGATGCTCGACCCGAACGACGCCGCCAGCGTCGAAGCCGCCCTCGAGCCGCTGCGGGACGCCCCGATGTCGATCTCCCCGGAGGGCGTGTCCGAGTTCCGGGAGTACCTCGAGGACAGCGCAACCAACGGCCGCCTGCTCGGCTGCGAATGGAGAGTGACGACGTTCCTATGACCACCTACCGCGTGACGGCCGCGACCGGCTACGCCGGCCACAAGCAGGGCGAACAGTTCGAAGCCGACCTGACGGAGGAGCAGGAACGCAGGGCGAAGGAGCGCGGCTCGATCCGGGTCGTGAAACGCGACGACAAACCAGACAAGGAGGAGGTCGAGAGCGATGGCTAAGCGGATCGCGCTCAACGATTCCGTCGAGGTCGACTCGGTCGACCTCTCCAACTTCGCGCGAAGTGTTCGCTTCAGCAGCGAACATAGCCGCGAGGACGTCTCAGGATTCTCAGCGACCGGCGCCAACGAATACCTGCCCGGCCCCACCGACCAAAGCGTAACCGTCGAATTTTATGGCAGTTACGGGACGGGTGAGGTGCACGCGACGCTCTACCCGATCCACCAGGGCCGCGACATCGTGCCGTTCGCGTGGCGACCTGACCAGAACGCAACCGTGTCCGCCACCAACCCCGAGCTGAGAGGGAACGTGCAGCTGTACACGTACGGGCCGGGTGGCACCCGCGGCGACGTCGACACGTTCGAGGTGCAGTTCAACGCCGCTGACGAGGACGGCCTCCAGTTCTTCGACGCCGCCGCGATCCCGTAGATGCCGGAGGGGGCGACACTCCGGCTCGAGGGGTACACGCTGGCGATGAAACTGTTGGCGGCCAGCGACAAGGCGTCCCGGAAGTCGTGGCGGGACGAGATCCGCCAGGCGACCGACCACGTCCGCGTCGACGCCAGCCGCCTCTTTGCGGGCACCAACAGCCGCTCCGCGACCGGATACCGCACCCGTGTCCGGCAGCGTGGCGCCGCCGTCGAACAGTCGATCCGGAAAACAACCGGCCGCCACCCCGAATACGGCGCGCTGCAGATGCGGAAAGCGTTGCTGCCGGCCCTCTACATGAACGAAGACCGCACCGTCCGCCAAGTCGAGCAGGCATTGGACAGGATCTGCGACCGCTTCAACGGTGTC